TATACCATTTGTCTTTTCCAAGTAAATAACCTCCCCTGTAGCAGCTTTAACGCTCTCTTTTCTATGACTAATAACATATACACATTCATTATACTTTTCTACACGTTCTCTTAATATAGTAGTAACTAAATCGACTCCTTTCTCATCTAAACTACTATCAAAAAGCTCGTCATACATACTAAAATTAAAAGCAACATCACCTTGAAGCCTTCTTATATCCATAAAAGCAAATAAGCAAGCCAAATCAATATTTTTTCTTTCAGCTCCAGAAAAATTAAAATATGAACAAATTTTATTCTTTTCGTTTATTATTTGTTCTTCAAAATATTCATTAAAAATGCAAACACAATTACTATCCATTTTTTTCAAATAATAAGCTAGCTTTTGATTAAAGACAGTTAGTATTTTTTTGACAATGTATGATTTAACCCCTTCTTCTGATACAACATACTTTACAACATCAAGCATATTGATTTTTCTTTTTACACTATCAAGTTTGGTTTTTATTTCTTTAACTTTACCAATATATTCGTCTATTATATCATCTAAATTACTGTCCCCTGTTTTTAACTCTTTAATATCGAGTTTTAATTGTTGTTGCCATTCTAAAAGTTGTTTAGCTTTTTGTTTCAATACTTTTTGATCAGACATATCATTATTGATAGTTTTTATTTTATTTCTAATCTTATGTATACCGCTTGTAAGCTTATTTTCTAATTCAGAAATCTCGGTAATTTGTTCTTTTACTTCGATTATTTCTTTTTCATAGCCAGAAATTTTATCTTCAATAGCTTTCTTTTCATTGTTTATATGATCAATATGTTTTTCGTCTATTTCACGAAGACATGTGGGGCAAGTATCTTTATCGGTACCTATTTTAGATAACATATCTTCTACTTGTGATTTAAGTCCTGCAATTCTACCAATACGGGTTTGTTTATCAGCTCTTTGTGCGTCTAAACCCTTAATTTTATTTTCTATTTTAACAATTAGCTCTTCATTCTGTTCGATAGCGTCTCTTTCAATAGTTTTTATTTTGCTTTTAATATCTAGAAGAGCTCTTTTATTATCTTCTTGTCTATTTTTATATTTTGTTACTTTTTGATTTCGTTCTCCAAGCAAATTTTGTCTTTGTTGTTTAAAGTTATCCAGCGTACTACTATTTTCATCATATCGTGTAGATTCTATATCAAAATCCTTTTTAGTTTCATTATAGTCGTTACGAAGATTAGAAATCATGTTACTAAAAATTTCTAAATTAAAAATACCTTCAATAAATTTTCTTTTTTCGACTTTTTTCTTTGCCATGAATGGTACAGTATTGTTAACTGTCATGATTACACAGTTTTGAAAAACATCTTCTGAACAATTGATAAGTTCTTTAATATATTCGTTGGTGTTTATAATGGAGTCTCTTGTTATATCTTGTTCATTTTTGTAAATGTAACATTTAGATGGTGAAATAGTACGACTTATGGTATAACTATTTGTATCTTGAGGTGTAACAACTTTAAAAGTTAAAGTAACAGAACAAGTTTCGTTAGTTAAGTTGTTCTGAATGAGTTCTTTCTTTAATTCTCTTAACGTTGAACCAAAGACAGCAAAATTAATTGAATCTGCAATTGTACTTTTACCGACACCGTTACGCCTATCTTCTTTATCCTTGTTGGAACCAGTGATAATATTAAATCCACGGTTAAATTGGACTTTTACTGGATCGTTACCAACAGAAAGAAAGTTTTGAATAGAGACTTCTTCGAAGAAGATTTGCTTCATTAGATTTAATTATAAACAAAATACTAAGAAGATCTAGTTTTGTTTTTTAGTTTATTAATAACGTCTTTTTTAGAGTATGTATCAATTAATTCACTAATCTGACATTTATACTTCATATGGAATAGTTTTAACCCTCTTATTATTCTATCTTCCACGCTGTCTGAATACATTTCTGCATTATCTGAAACAATCATCTTAGATCTAGCCCAGTCTAAATGAGGGAACCAAAGAAAGGGTGTAGAAAGATTTTTTTGTGAAACCCTATAACAGAAATCAGACCATTCTACAGCAGCTCTAAATCTTTCATCAAAGAACCCCACCTTTTTAAAGACGTCTTTATGAATATAAACCAAGTCACCCGACGTTCCCATGTTAAGGGTGATTTCTTTGTCTTTGCCAATATTGATTTTTAGTCTTTCATTATCGAAAGTACCTCTAGGATCATCAGAAGGTGAACAAAAATAAAGAGTTTTTAAATTTGTTTTGTTTGCTACATCAATATAGTCTTGAAACAACGTATCGTCAATAACTTCGATGGTATCATGAACTATAAAAATATGTTCTATTGATTCGTCTTTGAGAAGTTCTCTAATACCCAAATTATAACAAGCAGATGGGTATTTTACAAAAGCAGGTTTGATATATTTCTTTACTTTGCTTTCGTCTATTGATTCCTTTTTACCGTCATTAACAATAACGGTGTTATCTAAAAACTCTGTCAAGCCACGCATGGCTCTCTTAAGGTTTTTACCACCTAATGTAAATAATACTATACCTATTCCTTGCATGATTTATATAAATCTATTGTATACTGTATAACGTCTTTCTTATTGTTAATATCTAACATGCTAACAAAATCGGTGATAGCTGTTTCATAGTCGACACCCGAATATTCGTATTCTACTTCACCTTCTACAGAAAACTTATTAAAATTAATTTCGTAATCAACGTTAATCGTAAAAGGTTTAAGGTTATTCAAACAAACCATTATTATATCCAAATCGTCGGCTTGTATATTTTTGTCCACCACTAATTTAATAATATTACCCTTAACGGTGCTCTTTAATTCATCTGTTATACCATCATGCTTTATAAGTTCACTTAAGGGTAGTTTAATATGTTTTGGGGATATATTGTTTAAATGAAATGTTGTTTCTAAAGTATTAAAATCTAGTTCATACCACCCTTTTGTACTACCAGCATCACCAAAATCCATTTCAAAAGGGTTTCCTAAGTATAAAATTTCACCATTTTTATATTTTCGTTTATCACGTAAGTGAAAATGACCTGTAATAACCTTGCTTCCTTTTTGTAATATTTGTTGAGGTGAATCACCATGATCACAAACCTTAAAATTGTTCATTTTAAAGTCTAATAACTCGAAATGTCCAAATATAATATCACTGTTAGGTTTAATATCGCTTATTTTTGTACCCCATGGACAAAAAGTAACGTCTTTATCAAAAAGAGTTTGATTACAGTACTCATCTATTATGTTTAAGTTGGGTCTACCTTTTAAGATAGATAAAGAGTTAACAAGACTATTGTCTTTATAATAACAATCATGGTTACCTGTTATTAGAACAATGTTATACGATTGAAGAATATCAAAAAATTCATTAGCAACATGAAGACTGTTAACGGCAATTTCGTCCCTATAATGAAATAGGTCTCCACATATCATTATGTCTTTTATTTTTCTTTTTTGAAGTTCTCCGTTGAGCCAATTTGCCCAATCTAAAAGTATCTTATGCCAACTACTGTTGTTTTGATGTACACCTAAATGAATATCTGAAATACAACAGATTTTAGGTTGTTTGAAATCTACAGAGCTCACTGTAAATATGATATAATAATTACAAATGAGTACAACACTTGTTACAGCAATATATTACGGTGAAAGAGAAGGAGAGTTCGGAGGTAGGTGTTGGCAAGAACAATATTATTTCTCGTCTTTTCAAAATATATATAATTTTAATCTACCCACGGTTGTATATTGCGATAAAAGAGGTTATCCAAAACTTAAAAAATATTTCGACTATCTTGAGTATATAGAACACCCTAATAAGCATAAACTTGTAGTAAGCGAGATAGGTGATTTTAAATTTAAAAAACAGATAGGTACTCATAGAAAAAGAACAATTAAATGGCAAGAAAAAGAGACTAAAGAAAGACAAAAAGATAATCCAGACGAACCAGGTTTCTTTCATGCAAGATGTGAAATATTATGTCATAGAAAAATGTATTGGGTTAAAGAAGTGGCAGATGATAACCCGTATGATACAGATAATTTTCTTTGGGTTGATTCTGGTATAACTCACTGGGGACTAAACCCAAGAAGTATGGGTGGTGTCGAAATTAATAACTTCTTCAACAAAAAAGTTTACTATCCATATAATGAGAAAAATATGTACACACCTGATATAGGAAAAGGTATAAACAATCTTATTGATGAACACAAATATATTGGTGTTAAGCACGGCAATTTATGGTATAATGCCAGCCATGTAACTTTGCTACAAAAATTTCTACAAAAAGAGTATGGACTATCAGAAGAAGATAGTTGTATAAGTGAACAGGTAATAGGTGGTATTATGGGTATACACCCATCCGAATTTGAAGAATTTTTTAAATTTTATGAAAAAGCTTTATTGTTATTATGTAAGTCTAAACCACCAGAAACTGATTTCTTTACAGAAGAGATAATACTTTCTGCATATCACGTTTTAAGAAAGCAATTTTGTTTAGAATTCCAGGAATGGAACCATGATATTAAAGGAGATCCTAGTTGGGTAGATTTTGGAGACGAAGATAGATCACATATTAAGTGTTTCTATAAAGTATGGGATGAGTTCAAGAACTACGCGTAACGGTAAGAGAGCATAAATACTCTTACTATGGAAGAACATGTAAGTCAAAGCATCGAATTTAAGAATAATTTAGCCCATTTGCCTTTAACCGAAGGTTGGGGAGTCAATACGACATCTGTAAACGCAACTTTATTTGGCCCTGGTCAGATTTGGATTAGAGACGTTGCCGGTGATGGAATTGATTTTGAAACAGATTCTAAAGATCCTAATGCTAAAGCTTATGTTTATTGGGTTGGTTATTTTCCTCAAGATGAAAAGGAAGAAGCAGTCGATTCTGATGATCAAGAATACGATGTAGAATTTGATGTTGATTACAATAATTGTGGTGCTGATCCGGTAGTGCAAACAGGTGGAGTTAGTTTTGGTACTGCAGGAAACGTAAAAGCAGGAAGAGCTTGTTCTAAAGTAGGGTATAAAAACATTTCTAAAATAGAAGCTGATATTGACTTAACAGCTTTAAAGCAACGGGGTGATTTTACAGGTGACTGGTTGAATGCAGCTTTTTATGCAGTTACTAGTGCCACACAACCTAAAGGAAATGGTAACTATTGTGATGCTGAATTTGAACCTAAACCAGGCGACCCAGGCTACCCATGCCCGTTTTGTAATGAAATCGACTTTATTGAAACAAATGGTCAAAAAATGTTTCAGCACACTTTGCATTTAGCAGATGCTAAACAGGGACCTCAAAGATATGAAGTTTCATTTACCCAAGCAGCTGATACACCTTGCTGGGAATGGGATGAAATGCAAGCCGCAGCTGGTACAGCTGGTGTACATGATTTAGTTGATATAATTGACCCGAATCAAGGTTCATTTCATATGGAAGTAGTCTTTAATGCTGATTATACAAATATGACCATTACCTTATCACAAGGTTCAAAGAGTGCCGTCGTATTTGATATGAACGAACCAGCTTACCCTGGTAGTGATACATTAGATATGAGTAAGTTGAAAGACGCTATGGAAGTTGGTTGGTGGTTTACACCTTCTTATCATGGTGATTGGTCTCCTGGAATTAACGAACCACATTGGTATAAAGATAGTGGTGGAGATTGCGGTCATGGTACCTTATGTGGTGACGGTGGCGGTTGGAGTCTTGCTAATTTGAAGGTAACAGCTCAAGGTACAGTAGGATAATTAATCGAATATATCATCCTCACTAACAGGTTTAACATACACCTTTTGTTCAGCTTCGTCGCCTGAATTTAAAGCTTCCTCGTAGACTCTCTCTTTATATTCATTGAGAGCTTCGTGGTGACGTTTTTCTTTTTTAATCCTGTTAATGAATGCATGGAAGGCAATAGTTGTAAAGTAAGAAAAAGGGTTGTATTTCTTACCATTAGAATCTGTTGCATCTAAATTGAACTTTTTATTAAAGAGAGCAGTAAACATTTTTACTACTGCATCACCAATCATTTCATCTTTATATGAATAATTGATAAAGTTCGGTGCATAACTCAAGCCATGAGCAATTTTTGTAATCATTTCACCTAATTCTTCACTACAAACATCGGTAGTATAATACTTTGCAATTGCTTCTTTAAATTCTTTTGAGTTAACATAATGTTCTTTACTCTTTGGTTTAATTTTTACTCCATTTTTAGGCTTTTTTGCTTGCATGGCTAAGTATCATTATATTATAGTTTTGTACAAGTTCAACTAGTTTATTTCTCGTAAAAGTCGCTTATTTTAACGTTAATATTTTCCTCTGTATAAAGATCTATTCTCTTATCAGAATGAGCTTGACCATACCTTAACTGGTCAGCAATATCAACTATAACTAATTTGTTTTTGCTTTCGTGCAAACGAAGCCCACGACCAATTGACTGAAGGATTTTAATTTTTGCTTTACCACCGCTAGCAAAGATAATGTAATGAAGATTATTAATGCTAATGCCAGTTGAGAAAATCCTGCTAATAGCAATACAAATAATATTATTATCCCGCTCAATGAGTCTTTTAACTTTATCACGTTCTTCAACATCTACTTCACCTCTTATAAAATATATTTTCTTTCCTTGATCATTTTTATTTAATTCTTCAAAAAGTGCTTCACCGTGTTTAATGTAATCTACTAATATAAGTGAATTATTTTTAACACCTGTTGATAACTTTTTAATTATACCATTTCTAAATTTATTTTCAAACAAAAATTCAAACTCTTGTCGATAACGCTCGCCAGGATCAGAAATATCTATTGCATAGTTGGGTTGTTTTTTGTAATGAAGTTTTACTACTTGAGCTACTGCATTAGTTACATAATGTTCTACTCTTAATTCATAACTTTTTTTCTGATATATTACAGGACCTATTTTACCTATAATATTCCATTGATCAGCATTGTTATCAGGAAGCGTACCTGTAAAACCAAATTTGTTTTCCGTTTGTATACTTTTTATTATTTTGTTTACTTTATTTGACCGTCTTACTTTATGACATTCGTCTATCACTAAAACGTCTATATACTGTATCCATTCTAAATCGGTTTTATCACTTTGTAAAATACCTAAATTAGCAACTATAACATTTTTAGTCATGTCAACGGGTATATTTCCGGTCCATTTACCAAAAGAAAAAGTGCATTCATATTTGGTAAAGTCATCAAACGTTTGATTTACTAGTCCTAAGTCAGGAACAATAATAAGAGCTTTCCATGTATCTTGTTTTGATTTTTGATATATCTGTTCAAGCATACTTGCCATGGTTAATGTTTTGCCTCCTGCAGTTGCTAACATTACCACACCACGACCTTTGTCTAAACACTCATTTACAATTTCAGTTTGATAATCCCTCAGTTCTAAACTTAGCTTTGCTTCTTCAAAACTTATATTTGGTTTAATTGCTTCTAGGAGTGGCTTTTCTAATTGTATTTTTTCATTAGGAAATTCTTTTTTAATAAACTTTATAATATTAGCTGTAAGACCAACTTCATATTTACCTGCTGGTGTAATAACATATGTTCTTGCAGGCATATATCTACCGTACCTTCTTGCAAATCGTGCACCTTCGTTCTCAAAAGAGAAATGTTCTCTTATAAAGTTTAGATTTTCAGATTTTATTATAGCTTGGCGTTTACGTTTATCGTAATCAAATTTGGCCATTGATATAATTATATCAGAATAACCTGTTTTTTCAAGATAAATAATTAAATGGTACCCTTTATATTTTTCGAAGGGATAGTTGAACCGCCTTCCGAAAGCGGTGCTCTAAGAGCACTACTGTTAGTTTCACAGCAAGAATTTATATTGGAAGCTAAAAGAGAAAACAAAGACATGTATTTTCACTGGTTAAAAAGAACCCACTTGTGGGATTTTATAAATGAAATAGTATGTCCACATGAAGAAGTGTATGGTTATAGAATTTCGGTTACTGAGAAAAAACGACCCTGCCTAATAATAGACAGGGTGTCTTGGGATAACGTCCATCAAATAATTGATAAAGTTACTTAACTTCTACATCTAATCCATTACGCCAACCCAATACTATGTTTATGAGATATCCATAAACTGCTCCACCGAGCCACCCTGCAACAGCAAATGAAATAACATCTTTGATGTTTGCTGTAACGGATTCCCCGATTGTGTTTATTGCAGCATCAAGATCACCTAAACCACCACCAGCTACTAAAGCTAATACTGGAAAAACCGCGACCTTAATTGCTCCTGTCAATGCCCCGAGCAACGCAAGAATGTTTGCTAAGGACAATACCCCGACTTTATGTAGTTTTTTCATTGCTATATATTTAATGGAAACTCCCTATTTTTCTTAAGGAGCATCGATAGTTAATTCCAACCCACCGCATAATTTAAGAGCTAAATTACCAAATAAGGCTGTGAAAACACCAATTACCAAACCACCGATACCATAGGCAACAATCATAAATCCTGTTGCCATTAGAGCACCTGCAATACCTGCTCCAGCATCCATCCCTGTTAACTCAGATGAAAGACCAGAAGCTCCCCCGATTAAAGTAAGTAAAATTACTATACCTCCTAAAAGGCCTCCTGTTAGTAACCCACATACTGCGTATACTTTTGCACAGGACCATACGCCAACCCTTCTAATAGTATTCATGACTCTTATTTAATCTATTGTGGAAGTTCTTCTTTGGTTAAATTACCACCAAAAGGTTCGTATTCCTTAGAAGATATGTCGATTTTGTCTTTTTTGAACATATCCATAAAGTAATCATAGTAGATATGATCTAACTTACCCCATCTTACCAATTCTACGTATTGAATTAATGGAGAATCTGTTTGTCCTTCGTTTCTTGATAACAAAGTACCACCTTTTCCTTGTCTACAAGCTACATATTTCCATTTTTTGGAGTATTCCCTGAAATCTTTATCAGTTTCTAATATCCAACCTGAAAAATCTTCATCTTTGCTGTTTAGTAGTTCAATAAATCTATCTTTATTCCATATTGCTGCTTGCAAAGAATTTCTATATTCATTATCTTTTGAAATTGTTCCAAAATTTTCATCATTTATAGGTCCTTGTGGGTCTCCTTCAAGTGGTAAATCTGGTTCTGGCATTGATAAACAACGTAATTTGGTAATATCATTGTTTTCCATAAAGTTTAATGCATGGTATATGTTATCATTCTCTACTCTGTTAACAATAATTTGATCTTCCACCATAAAAAGTACATATTTTGTTTTTACCTTTTTAAGACCTTCAAGCACCATTGGTTTAAAATGGCTTGCATTTTCGTCCCAAGGAACACCGGTAACTATACATTCTATATTTTTGCTTTCGTACTTTTTTTTGTTACTAACAGTAATAACGTCATAAGGACATTTCCAATTTTTTTGATGATAGAAATCCCAAATCTTTAAGATAGGCTGATAAAAATCAGAACTTAAAACTAATATTGTACAATCAAAGTTGCCTTTCATATATCGATAATTCATCTGGACTTCCTATAACATGCTGTATTTCATGTTGTTTTAGGCAATAGTTTTTAACATTATGACCTCTATCCAGTAAATCATTAAAGGTTAAAGACACATAAATCTCATCATTGTACTTATAGCCTTTTGTTTTAGCTCCTAAAAACGAACTAAAGAAAAGATCTGCTTTTTTCCAATAATGGGTACCAATTAATCCGTGACATGAGTGTACTTCTTTTTCTTTAAGTACCACCCCGTTGTTGTTTTGATCAGGAACAATGAAACTATAATGAGGATCTACCGTATATAATGTTACAACAGCACTATCTGGGTCTTCATCTTCAATAAATTTTATAAATCTATCTGGTTCCCAATCTAATACTTGATCCACGTTTGTTTGAATCAACGGTTGGTCATTAGGAATAAATTTTTTGGAAACAAATAATGTCTCAGCCGGTCCACTTGTTACTTCATCTACAAAAAGTATTTTTGCCTCTGGACAAAACTCACTTATTACGTCATATGCATGGTATTTTTTATCATGTTCTTTTAAAACAATAAAATAGTAGTTCGCGTCTATACCTATACTTTCATACGCTCTTTGTACCATTGTTTTTCCTTTTATATCAATAAAAGGTTTTGGTATATCAATTCCAGCTTCTTTAAAAGCCGACGATTTACCAGCCATTGGAATAACTACGTTCATTCTTTATGATTTATATGTATTACTAATATATTCAAATAGGTGAGAACTAACACCGTCACCACCTTTAACGGGTAATATGCAAGATATTTTTTTTATTTCATCAATAGCATCTTCAGGACAAAAAGCATAACCAACACGTTTCATAATTTCCAAATCTTGTATGTCATCTCCAACAAATGCTACTTGCGATGCAGGAGTATTATAATCAAAACAAATATCGTTTAATTTTTGACTCTTATTTTCACCATTTCTATGCGATACATGATGAAATGCAAACTTTCTTCTTTCGGCAAATGCTGGGTTTATGTCTAAACTACCAGAAAATAAAGCAATAGTTATACCTAACTCGGCATGAAACCTTCTTAAAGCAGTTATATCTTTTTGATTGTATGATTTCGATATAACTTCACCTTTGCTATTATAAGCAGCTTTACCATCTGTTAATACACCATCGATATCAAATAAAATAAGCCTAATATCTATCATTGTGTCTCTAATTTTTGTATTTCTATGATATTCCTTATATCAAAGCCAATAGAACTCATAATTTTTTCTACTTTTTCAAGATATTCGATTACCAAATAATGCTCAAGTAGATCACTATTTATTTTCTTTATTTGTTCCGTATTTTCAGCGACTTTTTCAGCAGCTGGTGTAGATAAACGTACATTACTTTGTTCTTGTATCTTTCTTGTTAAATCAGCAAGATTTTCTGTCTTTTTCTTTTTTAACTGATTAACTTCATGTTTATGTCTCATTAATCTACCAACCCATATATGTCTCCTACCGGGAAGTTGTAATTGCACGTCTTTTAAAGTGAATTCATCTATTACCAAGTGCTCATTAAGTTCTTTTTGATAATTTTGTATAATATCAGACATCTATTAAATATTATTACTTAAAACAGCTAATGTCAATCTACAAAAACGCATTTTTAAGAGCTTTATTATCAGAAGAAGATGGTGGTAATGTCGCTGGCTCTGGTGGTGTGTTAGGGAGTTGGGATCAATCACATTTTTCTGGTCCAGGTTTATATGCTCCTGGTGATGCTAGACGACCTTTTGCTCTTGGTGCAATGGAAAGAAGATCCGGTGTATCGAAAAAGAAGAAAAAGAAGAAAAAGAAAAAGAGTAGAACAAAATCCAAAAAGAAATAAATTATTTGGTGGATAACTACGGTCATTGGACTTATAATCTCGAAGAGAAAGAGATACCCGACACGTTCTACGGTTTTATTTACCTAATCACAAATACAACTAACGGAAGAAAATACATCGGTAAGAAACAAGCAACTACAATTCTCAAACGTCCTCCTCTTAAGGGTAAGAAAAACAAAAGACATGTAGTTAAAGAAACAGATTGGAAATCATATACAGGTTCTTCTGATAAGTTAAACAGTGATATTGAAGC